CTTGGCAGGTTTGAATGTGAGCGTGAATTGCCCGGCCGCTTCCAGAGTTTTGTTGGTGCTGACAGCGATGAGCGCATGATCCGGATCCGTGCGGTATCTCCCCGTGAATTGCTGAGCCCCGTCTGAGCCGTAGATCACAGGATCGCTGCCTTGCGAATGAATCATCACCTCAACGCCAGAGGTTTCGCTCTTTTGAAACCCTGGATGCGCTGAAACTTTGCCGGCCTGCCCGTCACCCATGCGCTACCTCTCAAAAGATCGATGCGACCAAACGACCCATGGCGGCCGTCACAGCCTCCGTGTTGGTGGCCATTTTTTCGAGGGCTCCGGTGAAATCGGAGATCATTCCAGACACGTTTTTCAACGGCCCTGTTGCTAGGCCTGTGAATGCATTGGAGAGCTTCGCTTGCGACTCTTGGAGAGTTAGCATCGTGGGCAAGATTTGCCCCCCCACATCATTCTGCTTATTTTGAAGCTGGGCAGCTCGGCGGAGGGATTCCCCCGCCCCACTCACGATCTCCTCAGCCTGGCCAGCCATCCCGGCCACGCCTCCCGGCGCCGCCGCTGCCCCCATTCCCATTTGCGTGCGAACCTTATCCGCCTGCGCTCGCTCCTCAGCACTCATCTCTCCTGGGCGCAACATGCTCTTTTCAAAAGCTACCACCTCCCCCTTACGCATGGTGATGCCTTTGCGTGCGAATGCTCTCTGGACCACTTCCCGGCCAGAAGCATCGCCACCACCCGCGGCCATAAGCTGTTCTACCAATGATTTGACGGTCCCCTCATCCCAACCTTTTTCCCCGCCCATTTCCTCCAAACGGATCTGCGCTTTCTCGTACTCCTCCATGCCGCCGCCCTTGAATCCGCCCATCGTCTGCAACATGAGGAGATCAATGGAGTCCTGCACGCCAGAGGTAGCCAATTTTTGCCCCGCCTTGGCCAGCCCCTCGCCAATGGCCGCGCCACGGATACCGCCAAGCCCGGTGCTCGCCACCGCCATACTCATCGCTTGGATGCTCTTGGTATTGATGGGCATGCCGGTTTGCTTCCATGACGCGATATCGTTGGCCATCTGAGCCATGTAGTCTTGCAGCTCAGAGCCCTCCTCCAGCCCCAACGCAAGCCCCTGACCAATGGTGTCCGCCATGGCCTCTCCGCCGCGTCCCTCTGCCCCCACAACCCCGCCACGCCTGCCTGCCTGGAGAAATGCCCCAGACACCTCTGGACCAACGCCATAGGCCGTCTGGGCGGCAAATCCGGCCTGGACCATGCCTTGCCGTTGTGCCTCCTCGATACCTCCGCCACCCCGTTGGAGGATCGGGGTCATAGCCTCGATTGCCTCAGCCTCACTCAATCCGCCAAGCGTCTTGCCGGCCTTCCTCACCGTTTTGAATAAATCCCTGGCTGTTTGCCGGGCCGCTTGACCGCCTGCTCCCCTCCGCCGTCCGCCCAAACCCTCTGTTGCCTTTCGCTCGGCCTCATCCCCCTCCATTTGTCGGGCTACCACTTCCGCCCGTTGCTTGGCGGCCTCAGGCCCGCCCGCTTCAGAAATCGCCATATCGGCCGCTGCGCGCCTGGCCAAATCGGGGATCTCTACCTCTCCAGTCCGCATGTTGCGCCAATAACCCCGCTTCACGTCATTTTTTAGACGCTCATCCGCTTTTTGCTTGGCGTACTTACGCAACACCTCTTCAGTCCGCCCAGCCGGCAGATCCGCCATCATCGCATTGAGCCGGGTTTCCCGAATGTGCGCGTTGGCTGTCCTGTCCGCCTCTTGCTCAGCGCTCCTACGTGCTTGCTGCATTTGCCGGCCACCCCCAAATAGGGGCATGGCGCCAACGCGAGAACGCTGCAACCCTAGCGCGCCGCCAGCAAACCCCATAGCGGTGCTTAGCTGCCCCGCCGTTGCCGTACCAACAAGGGGAATGCCGGCAAGCGCCTGGGTCAGTCCCTCCACGCCGCCAAACGGGGCGCCAGCAAAACCTCGCGCCGCCCGGCCGGTGGCCATCCCCGCGGCTTGCTGCCACATACCAGGGCCACGTTGGAGCTGAATCCCCAACGAGGATTGGGCAAAGCCCTGCATGAAACCGCCACGGGCCATTTGCTGTGCCGTCAACGGTTGGCCGCTTATTCCCTTGGGGCCAAATGTCTGCTTGGTAAGCGCCAGCCGTTGCCCTGTCCGCGTGGCCTCAGCTCCCAGATTTTTCAGGTTCTCCTTGAGCTGTTTGTAAACGCCGCTCACCTTATCCATGCCCTGCATGGCTTTCATGGTGGAGAGCTGTTGCTTACCCAAATCCGCAAGCTGTTTTTCCAGAGCCTTGATCTCTTTGCGGTAGGCCCTGGTAGAGCCTTCCATCTTGGAGTAGCCCTTGGCCTGATTCGCCGCGGCCTTGGTTGCCGCGTCTACGAGCTTGCCCGCCTGTTGCTGGACCTGTTGAAATCCCTTGGCCCTCGCATTGACAACGAGATCGGTCCTGGTTTCTGCCATCACATCACCTCATCCAGATTCGGGAGTTTCCCCTCTGCCAGCTCCCGCTCCCACTTGTCTGCCAGGGGGTCAATGCTCACGGAATCATCCAGTACGTTGTTCAACGCCGCTAGAGCCGGCATCGCCACCTTGGAGTCAATGTCTCCATCCCTGAAACGATCCGCGATCCGTTCACGCTCAGAGTACATATCCTCAAACATCTCAATCTGCCATTCAGCCCAGCTCCGGGTCATGAATAGCCGGTCATTGGTGGGCCGCTTGTATTTCTCCACCCACCATTTGCGAATCATGTAGTCGTTGGTGTGGACGTTCTTTTTTGCTTTCCTCCTAAGCCTGTCCATGCTCCCGAAAAAATTGCTCGAAATCCACCACCTTTCCGTAGATCGCCTGGATGAGCGGCACGCCGTCAATGATGCTCATGGGATCCTTGAACCACTCCGGCCGCTTGTCCAAGCAATAGCTCAGCCGGCTCACGATGAAAGCAATCTCATCGGTGAGCGCGTCCAAGGAATCCTTGGCCGTGCTGCCCGTCATGCGCGCTTGCATCACGCCGGATTTCACGAGGTCCATCGGTGTGGGGAAATGCGTGGTGAAACTCCCGCTCCATTTCTTGCCGCGGGTATCCTCCCACTCAAACTGAAACGTGTACGGATTCTTGGCGCGTGGATCCTTGTCCGGGTCCACCTCCACAGGCTTGTCCGCCATCACCGCCTCATCGGCCTGAGCTTTCAGCTCTGCCGTGCTCACGGCCTCCGCAAGATGGGTTGGCGTCAATCGTTGTTTCAATTCCTCTGGATTCACTTTGGTAACTGGCATGGGTCGCTCCCTGTAAAGGTTTGATGCGGCCCAGATTGCCACAGACGGCCTGGATGGTCACGAGCTGAAATGCAAGAGGGGCGGACACCCGTTATGGATGACCGCCTCTCTTCCTACTTACCATGGAGGGCGCTATGGCTTAGGTTTCGCTCTCGTCCCGCACGCGGATCGCGTTGAAAGTCACGTCCTCACCGACAACCCCGCGAGCATCCACGGTCCAGTTGTGGCTCTGAATCTTGACTTGCTCCAACGTGGCGAATAGCTTGCCCGTCTTGGAGTCCTCAACCGTCGCCGTCAGATCGCCGGTCACGAGGATGTTTTCCAGATGCTCACCGGTATTGGCGCCGTTGGGCGGAAACCAACCCTGGCTCTTGAGCGTTTCACCGATGATCCGGAACATGGAGGCCGTGAACGTCACGCGGTATGCAATCGGGGCATACTCCTCAACCTCAATGTTATCAAGGACTTCGATGGGATCATACTGAATTTCCTCAGAAACATTGACGTTTCTGGCGTATCCCACCTTGACGCCGTTGATGAGAAAGCGTGCCCGCGCACCAGTAAACAGTCTGCCCTTTTCAGCCATGATGATCCTCGCTCGCTATCGGTTACGCCGCGCTCTGGCGAATCGTTACCAAGTGAATGGTGTTTTTGACAAAATTGATCGGGAGGACCGGCGCCAGCTCCACCGAAACCTCCATCACGTCCACGATGAGATCGATGGCCAAACTGCGGTAGGCCACGATGATCGTCCCGTCAACCAACAGACCCAGCGTGCCGATGGCCACCGCCTTGCCGGCGTTGATCGTGCCCGCAAAGCCTTTTTTGCCCACCGCAAACTCCATGTTGGTGCGGAAATTGAACGTGCTGTAATCCACCGCCTGATTGACGCTGCCCTCACAGAAAGCGATGTTGTTGGAGCTGAGATGCGTGGTGATGTTTCGCACAACTCGCCGTCCCACGCCTTCCACGTTCTCCAAAAACAACAGACCCGCTTGCACCATCTCCTCAGCATCATCCGTGGGATTCCATGAACTGTGCTGGCGGAAAGAAAGCACATTGGCATATTTGAACGTGAGCGGAGTGCCCACAGGGGCCCCAGCCTGCATGCCGGCGATCACCGCCGCATGGAATGGCGGCATGAATTCTTGCCGCTCACCCGCCGTGTTGTACCGCTCCATGGCCTGGCCCACCACGCGGATGTGCCGGCTGTTGAGGTCCACGATTTGCGCCTTGATCTCATCCTTGGTGCCCACATCGGTCATGGCCGCATTCATGGCACCCAGCACCGCATCCCGCTCGCTCCGGCCAATGCCGCCCATGTACGCACAATGAGCGTCCACGGCCGCATGAACCGCGGGATCTGCCGTCAATGCCACTACGGTGTTGACGCGGGTTTGCTTGAGGAGGTTGAGCGCCTTTTGCCAATCGGCAAACGTCGCCGTACCCTCAGAGCCGCCCACCAAAAAGACCGGTGAGGAGGTATTGCTCGGCGCGCCGCCGTAGGCGCCGGCCGAAACCGTGGCCACAACGTACTGGCTGTTTTGATTGAACCAAGCCATGCACGCCCAGAGATCCGCGTAGTACGAGGGCTCCGCGGGAGCCAGGCAGCTCACGGCCGCAATCGTCCCATCCAGATTCTCCAACAGGAATGACGTGAGAGCGCTGACCAACGTACAGGTGAACCCACCCACACCGGTCACCGCCCTGGCGTTGAAATAGTCCGCCATCTTGAGGAGCGTGCTCTGAGTCGCCACTTTGGCCCACGCGGACACACCGGACACTGTGACTGTCCTGGCTGCCTGCACTTCTCCCAGCACGATGGCCTTGATCTCGGACCATACGGCCACGCCGATCACCGGGGTTGTCCCGTTGAGCGTGATCTTTTCCAGAGTGGCCGCACCGGAGGGATTCAACCCAACGATGATGAGATCCTTGGTTGTTGCACCATCGGCAACCGCGGTCATGCCCCCGGCCGCAAACATGGTGACGCCGCGCTTGAGCCCCTTGACCGGGTTGACACCCAACGCCAACGTCATGATGGCTGTGCCGCCACCAGCCGGCCGCACAATCACCGCGCCAGCCGTGGTACCGGCGATTTCCGCGCCCAACACCTTGGCGGTATTCCAGACTTGAGTGCCCACAACCGGCGTGGTGCCGTTGAGGGTCAAGGTTTCACGCTTGGCAGCTCCAGTGCCGTCCAAGCCGTAGATCGTAATCTTTTGGCCAACGTCACCAATGTCCGCGGAGAGCACTTCCACCGCGCCGGGAGCGGCCGTGGGGCCCGTGATATCCGCGTCCAAGCCGGCCACCGCGCGGGTAGCGGAGGCTTTCACTTCGCCACCGGTAACCACCTGGCTGGCCATCGTATCCCAGCCGTCCGTGGGCTTGGTGTACTTGAGCTTGAACATCACATCGCCGCCCACGTTGTCCTGGGCCTCTGTCACGTCCTCAAAAATGACCGTGATCTTTTTGCCCTTGGTCGTGCCTGTGCCCACGCTCACCTGGATTTGCTCCGTGAACGCGCCGTAGTCTTTGCTCACAAGGTCCAGGGCGTTGCCATAGGCATTGGCGAGTACCGCAACCGATTGCGTGGCCGGATTGATCTTCATGGCCACCATTTGCTGAGCGCCCGCTGTGATATCAGGATCCTTGGATGGGGCAAACAGCATATCCGCCACTTCACGGAGATCACCACTCCGGAAAATCTTGCGCGCCTTTTCCGGTTGGTTGATCTTGATGAAATCCTTGGTTTCGGAGATCGCGCTCACGGGCTTGCCACCCTCAGCCGTCCCCAGCGCGGCTACGATGCCAGCCGCACCCAAGCCAACGGACTCCAGGCCAGAGGCATCCACCTCACTGTACGAACCCGGCACGCTGATCACTCTGCCGTTGAAGAATATAGTCGAAGCCATAGTTGACAATCTCCTCTAGCCAATCGGCTTGTCTTGAAACTTTTTGTACTCTGCCTGCCACGCTTCAACCGTCATAGGGCCAAGGTGTTGCCGTCGTGCATGACTGACAAACCCTGCCATTTGGTCCCACTTGGGGCCCGCCAACGTGGCGTAGACACGGAGCGCAATCAGATCCGCGGGATGCGGAGCTGGCTCCGGGATTGCTTCGATTTTCTTGGGGGACTCTGGAATGGTGGAGGAGGTTTCCGGCTCATCCGGAGTAGCCGTGGCCGCGTCTTGAACGCTATCCACAGGCTCATCATGATATCTGTTCTTCTTACTCATTCTCACCCTCCGATGCCACCGTTACGAGCGTTTTGACCCCACCAACATCGCTGGGGCTCCCACTTTTGTCAACGTGTATTCCAGATACCTTGAACGCTTTACCCAACTTGGTATCCTTGGCCACCGTCAACAATTCGGCACGGCAACTCACCGCCAATTGCCGAATGAAAAAATGCTCAGGAACGTAGCGAGGATCTGGTGCCAAATCCGCTCCAGAAAGAGAAAGGCCGTACACACCATAGGGAATGAATGTGGGCTTGGCCTGATTGATGATCGCCTTGGCTACCTCATAGATGTACTGGCACACGTCTGGATGCTCAGCGATGCACACCAAATGAAACGTGTGTTCCCACAGCGCCGTGTATTGGCTGGCCCCAAAATCCTCATCCAGCTCATCCACAACATCGCCGGCCTCATCGCCAATGACGGCATCCGCCTCACGCTCGCTGGCCAACAGAATGGAGATGATCGGGGGCTCTTGATCGCTTCGCGCGTACCCGTGAATGACGGTGGGGGGCTTGGCCGCAAAAAACGTCTTAATGCCAGCCACCTCAACGGCATCCAGCTCGAAATTCTTGCCAAACAGATCGTCCAGAATCGTGGGATCCGTTTTGATCGCGTCCAGCCCGGTGACCAACGCCTTGTAGAGTAATCGTTGAATCATTTGATGCTATCCACATACGCTTGAAAAGCCATGGGCGCAAGACGGGTAGACACGTACTCCGCTACCTGTTGCGCCAGTAGCGCTCCCGGCGTTGCCGGCCGAATCCACGGGCTTGAGCCGATGCCCGCACCTTGCGCATCCACGGAGATCGTCCGGAAAGTGGTGTAGCTACTTTGCGTAGCTCCCCCGTAGGTTTTCTCCTGACGCACCATGCCGGAGTAAGGATCCACCGCATGATACGGTTTGGCCTTGGGCACGTAAACGCTTTGCCGTGTCTTGGTGGCTCGAATGTTTCCCGTGTCCAGACGCTCACCCCAGGATGTTTTTCCGGTGTACGGGTCCGTGAGCGTGGGCGCCAGTTGCTTGGCCGCGTTGTAGATATCCTTGCCAAGCTGTTGCGACCATGCAGAGCCTAAGAGTTTTTCCAGAGCTTTGCCCATCGGGGCGCCATAAGCTCCCGCGCCTGGCGTTCGATGCCGATACGGCACCGCTCGAAAATAGCCTCCCTCTTTGCGAGGATGCTTCCCCTTTTGCCCCACCGGCACCGTAGGGACGTTGGGCCCTAGCAACGTATCATGGAGATCCTTCTGACCCATCCCTTGCTCCAGCATGTTGGGGAGCATGCCCACAAGGGAGATGATGGCCAGATCATTTCCGCGCCACTCAACCGGCTGGATGCCATTGATGTACGTGGTTTTGGTTGTGTGGAATCGCTCAGAGGCCAGCTTGATCCAATGGTCCCGCGCACCCTCTATCACATCCCGCATGACTTCCAAGACGGCATCCTCATTGAGCGCCGTCACCAACTCCAACGGGATGAGATTTTCCAGATTGAGGACTTGCACCTCAATCATATCAGGAACTCGTACCGCACCACGGCCTGTACCGGGAGATCCACCGGCTCCCCCTGTGGCGTGAGCGGCGCTTTGATTTTGAATTTGGTGAGCGTAGTCCGGACGGCGTGCGGATGCTCAATGATACGAAACGTAGGGTGCGTAAGATAGTGGCAAACCAAAGGCACGCCGGGAGCTGGGCCTCTACCCGTGCGCCAGGTGATATCCCCCACCACCACATCGAAGTCCGCGCCCTCCGCGTAGACGGTACTGATATCCCGCACGATGTTGGACTGAACCACAGGATATTTGGTTTTGAGGAGCGCGCCCTCCGTGCGTTTGATGATCTGGCTGTAGACCACGCGGGAATCCAGACACGTGATCCGATCATAGTAGCCCAGCTTGTTTTCACAGCGGACGGTGAGCATGGCCATGCCCTCCATCCACGGGCCCATTTGATCCAAAGCATTCTGCTTTGCTGAGATGCCCGTCATGATGCCGTGAATGACGGCGGCCGTGCTGCCCACAAATTTGCTCTGAATCTCATCCAACGGCCCAATGATTTTGGGATTGGATGCCGCGGCCTCTGGCTTGAAAAAGATCCAACCCAAGCCATCGCAAAGTTGGCAGTTGGGATCGTTTTGGTCCGTTTGATCATTGAGACTCTTGCACGGGCACTGGCATGTGCGGCTCCAGGCAATTCGGTAGCCCTTGCCCTCGATTGCGCGGACCCACATATCGTTGCGGAAATCCGCACGGGTAATGTCCTTGATCCCGGTGGGGAGGCCGGTAACACCTGCTTTGACGTGCGTGGTTTTTTTGAGTACCGGCATGCGTTACCCCACCGTAAGGCGCGGACCTTTGTAGTACCGCAAGAGATGGGGCAATTGATCTTTGATGTCTTTCTGGTACTGAATGATACGCGCCCCGTAACCGGCGTTGGTTGCCGAGGCCGTGGTGGACACGCTCTGACTTAGCCCGTCAATGCCAATGCTGGAACTGGCGATGCCGGCGCCAGCAATCATATCGCCAGCGACATTGAATGGCCCAAGAGAGGCAATCATACCAACGATGTGTTTTATGTCCGGAGGGAATTGGTCCAGCTCCGGATCACGGGGGCTCACCGCGTTGGGATCACGCGGCCGTCCAAACCCCGCCTCATAGCTCACCCGGAAAGCATCAGGGATAAATTTGTTGGCGCCATAGATGAGTGGGATCCACGCCCCAGAGGCACCCAACAGGATAGTCCCCGCGGTTCCAGTGCCCGGCACCATCTGTAGCTGACCCTCCGCTCGTTGAATGTGGAGCCAGTCTTTCTCAAAAACCTTGACCACCTGCTCACCGGGGAGGACGAGCTTTACCTCATTGACGCCAATCACCGGGTAGTGATTGAGCTTCAACCAGATGTATTTGTTGTAGTCATACTTGTAGTAGTCCTGGCGCTCATCCGGGTAGATCCGGGGAAGGATCGGGAGGTCCAGCCGCTTTTCAATCCAGTCCACGGCCGCTTTGATGTACCAGACAAACATGGCGTTGCTGTACGGCACGCCTTGGTCATTGGTGAGATCCACGCCAAACAGGTAAATGTCTTTCAGCTCTTGGATGGAGATCACCTGGAGCGCCGGCTCCGGCGTGCCCCGCTCAGGATCAGAGAACGTGTCAAAGGCACCAGATACCGTGTTGTAGTATCGGAATTTGTAGTAGTAGTCCGCCGCGCCGTTGTTGTCGATGAAATCGTAGCTCGTTTTGTCCTTTTCGAGCCGGGGCCGTGTACCGGCCTCAGTCACCTCATTGTATGCTCCCGTGGGACCGGTGATGGCCCGGAATACCTGGATAGCGTCAAACGTCTGCATCACCACGTTCACATCGTCCACAACGATGGTAGTGGTGATCGGTTCCAGATTCTCACAACTCATCGGTGTGCTCTCCCTTAGACCCAGCTTGCCAAATCCTGCATGGCCAGATCAGGCACCGTCCGGATCACGTTCAGTCCGGTATCCTCAATGGTGAAATTGACTTGGGCCAACCGCTCCAGCTCCAGCCGGAATGCGCCGTTGGCATCGGTAACCGTACAGGCCACCGGGTCACCCTCCTGCACCCCGTTCACCGTTTGTGGAGTCACGGAGTACGCTTGGACTCTGGAATTGACCACCGGTTGCCCGCCAGCATTCCGGATCGTGCCGAAAATGACGCACAGGTTGGGCGCGCTCGGCGGGATGATCACGATCACAGAGCTGCCAACGTAGGTCACCGTAGCATCCACCGTCACCGTCAGCATCTCTGGCACCGTGAAAGCGTAGCCGGAGCGGAAAATCCGGAGCGCGTACTGAGCCGGGTCCAACGCCAACACCGCGTTGCCTGAAATGTCAGTCCAGACACGGCTCAGGAAATTGGCGTTGATCGCATCGTAAATGTCCACCTGAGCCCCCTGAATAGGGGCCGCCAAAGTGTCACGGAGCTGGACGGTGATTTGCTTGGAGCCGCGGAGCGCCGTGGTGAGCCGGGACAATGCCTCTCCGGTGGAGCCCGGATCAAGATGCTGATTCAGCATCTCATCCCAAACCGCATCCGCGTTGGCGAGGGGCACCGGCCGCGTGGGATCTTCCATCGCTACCAGTTTGCCCATCACCGTGTCCCCAGGCAGCACCGGCACCACCGGGGAGCCTTGCGGGATAAACAGCTCATCCGTGACAATGTGCTCCTCTACCGCGAAGCCCACGGGGTCAATGGTGTGCCGATAGTACACGAGGTACACCCATTCAGAGCCCACCGCCGATTGTTGAAAGAGGTACGTGTAGAGGCCGGGGGAATTGATGGCGTCCATCTCCGCCATCGGGAGCCACACGGCCGAGTTTACGAATGTGGAGCCATTCCAGAAATAGTTGTCCAGAGGCGCGCCATGCGTGGCCCGGACTCTCCGGATTGCCACCTCTGGCGTCATGCCTGTTGAGCCCACGCCCGTAGGACTTACGAGCTGGACAAACAAGGTCACATCATCTGGAGTAGACCACCGGTAGTAGCTGTTGCCCATGCTGCAAATCCTCTCGCAGTCTGCCCGCCATCATAGGCTGGCATGGATGGATTCGCCAGC